GCAGCCCAACTACGCCCCTCAAGCAGGACAGCCGTATCCGCCCCAGCAGTGGCAAGGACAACCACCAGCCCACCCGCAGGCCCCAGCGCCATCAGCTCCATACGCGGAGCACAACTGGGTAGGAATCACGGGTCTTGTAGTCGGCATCGTGGCGGTCGTGATCGTGGCTGTCATAGGCCGATTCGGGGGCGCTGGCTTCGGCCTTGGAGTCCTCGCCGTGCTGTTCTCAGGAGTTGGCCTCACAAAGGCCAAGATCGGCACAGCGTCGAACCGCGGTATGTCGCGCGCTGGCATGGCGCTCGGGCTGCTCGCCCTCGCAGCAGTGGTCGTGCTAAGCCTGCCTAGGTAGAAACTCCTGCACGCAGCGGTCGTCATCGCACCTTGCGAACGTGGAACAGCAGGCTCGATGGGTCTTCCTTGTACTCAGCCTGCCGAGCCGACAGCGTCGTACACGCGAAGCACCTGGTAGGGAGCGGCGCCTCATACGCTCCCTCGTTCGCTGGGTCGGTTGTCTCATCCAGCGGCAGCCCGCATCCACTGGAGCACTTACTGGCCTGCTCGTGCAGGTCAGCCGTGGCCCAGTCGCGGTCCTCTTCCAGCCACTCCGGCTCTCGGACGGTGATCGCCCGCACCAGCCGCCCCCGCCCGTCGTACTCGAAAGTCGTGACGCTACGAGGCTCGCGGCCCAAGAGCTTCGAGCGGGGGATGCGGTAGGCGCGGGCGAGTTTCAGTTCGTCCTGGTGCTGTTGAGAGTCGCGGAGGCGGCCACGGAGAAAGGGACCTCCCCGCTACCCCCATTCAGCCCCAGGATGGCCTGCCAGAGCACAGCCCACTGGCCCTGAGTGACAGCATCGACGAGCCTGCCAGCCTGAGCTTCGCTCATTTTCGGCTTCACCGAGCATGCCGCCAAAGCGGAGATGGGCAGAGTCTCCCGGTTGAAGTCCGCGGGCGCGTCCTGCTTCCTGGCCGGGTGCTCCTTGAGCAGGTCAGACCACTCCTTACGAGGCAGGGCACGCAGCAGGAACACGCGCACGTATCCCTGCATCTCGGCCCTGAGTGCCTCGATCTCCTCGGCGATCTGCCGAGCCTCGCTTCCGCCGCCCGCCAGAGAGTCGCTCTCTGGCTTGCGGCGGGCCACATCGAGCGCCCGCTCAAGCTCCTCGAACCGGGCCTGCAGATCGCCGCGCATGACGATCGGGACTTCGGTCTCAGGGAGCTTGAGCCCCTCGAGGAACGCGTCGATGTCTTCAACGTAGGGGGTCTCGGACATCAGGCCACCAACGCATCCGGGTCAGCCGTGGTGTGGTTGAACAGCTTCGACATGAACCGCTGAGCCGCGTTCAACTCGGGCGGCTGCATGTTCGGCCGGCCGCAGCGGACCGGGTACACCTCGACGCGCTGGCCGGCAGCGTAGGCGGTCTCATGGGGCAGGTTACGGCGGACAACCAGGTAGCCGAGCGTGCGGTCGGTGAGCGTGTTCCAGCCGATGTCCTCGGCCGCCTCATCCTTGCGCTTCACGGTCAGCTCGATGCTGTACTTGACCGTGCCCGCGTCCTCGGTCTCGTCGCGGGAAGCGAGCGCGGTGTTGTCGACCGCGGCCTGCTCCGGCGCAATGCCCAGACCGTCCTTGGTGATGTACTCCTGCAGATCCACGCCAGCATTGAGTTCGGCGGCGGTTGGAGCGCTGACGTTCGCAATGGTCAGGACGAACGTAGCTTTCACGTTACCGTCGCCCAGGAGGTCGGCAGCCATGGTTACTCCTTCTCGGTGGTCTTGGCCGCCGTGCTGCGGCGCGAAGTGGTCTGGGGCTCAACCGCCTCTTCAGGCGGGAGCGCGGGCTCGACGAACGCCGCCTCTGGGGCGTCGTCGATCTGCTCGTAGTCGGGGAAGTGCCGCAGCGCCTCGGGCGCAATCTCTGCAGTGGCGCCGCTGGTCTTGGAGCGGACGCGAATCTTGGGGCGCGCCATCAGATGCGTCCAACCGCGAACGTCACGCTGGTGACGGGGCTGCACACGAAATGGACATGGCGGCCGTCTTCCGGGTCGCCGTATTCGGGCAGCATCGGGATCCACACCTCGGCGCCGGTGGCGACGTTGTAGACCTTGTCTGGGTTGTCCACCAGGTACGGGGTCTGGCCTGCGCCGGACACGGTGACGGTGATCGCGCCGCCCGACCCGTTCTTGACGTGGACCCACGTCCGAGAGTCGGCGAGGACCTTGTCGCCGGTGGTGGCTGTGGCGGCGTGGTAGGTGGGCGTTACCCCTCCGACCGTGATCGCCTGAGCTGTGCGGGTAGCCATGCGGGCTCCTCCAGGGCATGCCAAAGAGCCCGCACACCGGCTGGTGACGGGCTGAAAACGAGTGAGGTCTAAAGAGGCTGTGTGAGGAAGGCGATCTCGACGGCGGCCATGAACACCGCAGGGGTCACCGAGTCGTCACGGATGACAGGCGGCCCGCCGACGAACTGCACGGGATAGGTCGCACGGCCCACGACCGTGAGCCGCTGGCCGATCAGCGCAGATCGGACCGCGTCCATTGCGCCCTCAGCCTGGGACGCGGTGGCACCGAATATGTTGACCTGCGCCGAATAGTCCAGGTACTCGTACGGCTCCGCGAGGTTCCCGTCAGGGGATCCCGGCGACGGGTAGACGACGGCGTATCTCACATACGTGGAACTGCCTGGAGTGCCCGTCCACCCGCCCCCGGCAGGCTTGATAGTGCGGCCGACCAGCATAGGGATGGCGGAGATCGCGGCCACGACGGCGTCAGTGTGCGGCATACTCGCTGCGACGGGGATCATTCGAGCGCCTTAGCCTCGATCTGGGCGATCAGCGCGTCCAAAGGTTCGGTGACCTTGTCGAAGGCGGGCCGCATGTAGGGGCGCGGCGACATCCTGCTCGTGCCCCACTCTACGAAGTGACCGTAGTTCGCGGTGGGGCCTGCCTCGAAGCCAAGCCCGTCCGCGTCGAAGTCCACGCCGATGCTGTTCTTCAGATTGCCGGTGTCAACGGGCACGAGCGCCTGAGCCTCGGCGACGGTGTCGAAGCCCATCTTCCTGACGACTGCCTTGGCGAGCGCTTCGACCTTCGGGCCTGAGGCGTCGATGGTCCGCTCGATCTCGTGCAGTTCGCTGAACTCGAAGTCGCTCATACTGGCTCCTCCGTCATGTTCTGCTGGCAGACGAGGACCCGCTCCCACGTCTCTCCGGACAGGCGTACGTCGGTCACGATCAGCTCGAGGCCGGCGATGTGTGGGTCGTGCCCTGAGGTGATCGTCAGGAGGTCGTCTTCCTGCACCTCGGCGGCGTCCCATTCGATGGCCACTTCGTAGGAGCGGAGCGACACCTGACGTTCGCCCGAGACGACGATGCGGGCCTCGCCCGCCTGCGGGATAACCCTGCACGGCCCTGTGTAGAGGGCCGTGAAGGTGGGCGGGTGCCAGACTCCGTCCTCGTCAAGGAAGCCGTCGCCGGTCTGCCGTTGGAGCGTGCAGGCCGCGGTGTGGGTGCCTGACGCGACTGGCCGGTGATGTTCCGACCAGCGCGCCGGGACCGGTCGATGTCCGGCTAGGGGCATGCGTGGAACCCCCTAGCAGGACTCGTATCCGCGGTAGCCGAGCCATCTGTCGAAGTCGACGATGTCGAAGCCCACCGAGTCGTCGCCGGTGCCGTCGTCCACCTGTTGGCGCAGGGCCGCGGCGCGGGCTCGGAGCTCGGCCGCGACCTTAGCGCCGTCAGTGGACAGGTCCTGCGTGGTGATCACCTTGGAGACGAGCGCCTCAGACGAAGCGATCGTGTCCAGGGCCTGAGCGGCGGCAAGCTTGACGCCGCCGCCTTCCAACGCCAGGAACGCGGTGACCTGCCCGTCGTCGAGCAGCAGGTTGGCCTCGTCCGTGTCGGGGATCAGCAGGCGGACCTTGCCGACATCCGTGGTGTAGTCGATCGCCACGCGCGGGCTACGCCTTCAGGACGGCGATGTGCCAGGTGGCGGACGCCGGATCGATGGGGCTGGCGGTGCCGTTGATGATGCGGATCGTCACCGTGTGCGCGGCGGACACGTAGGCGCAGAACACCAGGCCTGCGGTCAGGTTGCCGGGCGGCGACACGATCACGAAGTCGCTCGTGGCGGCTCCGGTCACGGTGTGGCTGTGCGTGCCGACCGCGCCCGCAGCGATGGACGCGAAGTCCAGCGCCGCGGATGCGGTCAGGATGACCTGCGCGCCCGGGATTCGGCCTGCGCTGTCGAGCGTGGCGAGGCCGCCGGGCACGCCCTTGGCAGTGGTGGCCATGTCAGACCCCCTTCGTCTTCGGAGTCCGCCTGCGCTTCGGCGTGGCTGGCTCTATGAGCTTCTCGGCAGGCGGCACGGCACTCTCGCCCGGTGCGTCCGGTTCGCGCAGCTCCACCGTGCCGTCTTCCGGCGCCGAAGCAGGAGCCGGAAGACGGTCGAGGATCTGCCCGAGACGGTCGTGGATCGCTGCCAGGTATACCTCCGTGCCGTTCACCGGAGGACGCAGCTTCCCCATTACGGGGCGGTGCCGTTGGAGGCGACCGCCATCTTCGGGTCCATCAGGGTGCCGCCCAGGACCATGCGGACCTTGTGGCGGATGGCGTCGGTCTCGAAGTCGCCGTCCTCGACGGGGCTCATGCCGCCGCCGACACGGATGGAGTCCGGGGCCTTGACGAACACTTCGGGGGTTTCGTGGCCTCGGAGGAAGCCGACTTCCATGGCGGGGCGTCCGGCCATGGTCTGGCCGATCAGGTACCAGGAGGTGTTGCCGTTGGCGGTGGAAGAGACGATCGGCAGCCACGGATTGACCACGACGCTAATGCGGCGGGCCAGCCAGTTGTTGACGCGGAGCTGGTTGTTGCCGGTGCCGTCGCCGCCGCCCGATGCGGCGTCGATCTGGACGGCGTTGAGGATGTTGTTCGCCACGACCTCAAGGGCGGGCGGCACGACGAGGTTCATCCGGTCGATGAAGATCGGGTTGCCGTCGCTGTCACGCTGGGCCGCCAGGACGATCATCGCGGTTTCCAGGGCGTCCACGGACAGGACCGGGTTGCCGGTGACGACGTTGCCGTTACCGCCGGAGAAAAACGTGCTGTTGGGGCCGCTGGCGCCGGCGTAGAGCTGGGTGACGAACTTGTCCTCCGTCATCCGCGCAGCCCGGCCGAGGATCAGCGGCAGCTCGCGGAAGCTGTCGAGGTCGTCGTTGACGCGCATCTCCCACGTCCAGTCGAGCCTGCGGCCGTACTTGCTGACCCGGTACTCGTACTCGGACGGGACAACCGCGGCCTCGGGGTACTCGCCCCGCTCCGGGACCTCCTCCAGGGTCGCGGATGCGCCATCCAAGGCGAACCGCTTCACCGTACGGAAGTCGCGGACGGTGCCGCGGCGGGCGTACAGCTGCCACGTGGAAGGCCAGTCCTGGTAGGAGCCGAGCACCTGCCGGTCCAGGATGTCGGCGAACAGGATGCCGAAATCGGAGGTGGTCATCGCCTCCTCGAAGTCCAGCAGCGCCCGCCGGTTCCCCGTGGTGGCGCGCTCGTACAGGCGGGCAGCCTCCACCAGGCGGCTGTTGTACCCGGTGTCGAGCTGGCGGCGGGCGCGCAGGCTGCGGATACCGCTACCGGCGCCCTCGTGCAGCCAGCCCGGGGTGGCCTTGTCGGCGGGGCGGCTGCCCTCGTCCGGAAGGATCGTGAGATCCGACATGTTGTGATCCTCTCCGGCTCTTAGTAGCCGACCTTGACGCGGATGGTCGCGGTGGCGCCGCTGCTCACGGCCTCCAGCGCGTAGCCGAAGCGGACACCGTTGGTGTTGTCGGCGTTGAGCTTGTGCGGGGTGGCGGCGGCGTCGTAGTAGACGATCGCGCCCACAGTGATGGCGGCGTTCGTGGTGGTCTCACCCTTGACGGGCAGGTCGAAAACGCCGTCCGTCTGGATGGTGGCCATGCCGTCAGCGTCCTCGCTGGTGAGCGCCACGCCCGGGAGCTGGCCGATCACGACCGGGTCACCGGACAGGACCAGGCCGCTGTCTCCGGTGCCGGTGACGCCGGACACGTCGGCCCCGAACTGGGTGCCGTGCTCGAACACGCGGTTGGTCGCCATGTCAGCTACGTCCCTTCGCGGCCACGGACGCCGCACTCTCGTTCATGCCGAGCGACTTGAACACGTCGCCCAGCTCGGACTCCAGGTTGACGTGCGGCTCGCTGCCGCCGCCGAGACCGCGGACCTGCCCGATGCCGGCCGCCTCGGCGAACTTCGACAGGTAGTCGCGCTCGCGCTCGATCGCGGCCTTGATCGTCTTGACCAGTGCCGCCTCATCGAGCGCGCCGTCCTCGTTCAGGGGGACGTTGGCGCCGGTCACCGACTCGATGACCTTGGCGTGGGCGACCTCAGGCAGCGTGGACTCGGCGAGAGTCTCGACCGCCTTGTCCCTCGCGCTGTTGTTGGCGATCAGCCGCAGGTTGGTGCGCTCAGCCTCGGCGAGCTTGGTCTTAGCCTCGGCCAGCTGGCGGGACTGGTCGCCGAGCTTGGCGATCTCCAGCTCCGCCTCAGCCAGGCGCTGCTTGGTCTCGGCGAGCGAGGTGCGCAGTTCCGCCTCGCTCAGCTCGATCGGGCCGCCGTTCGGCGCGCCCTGCTGGATGGTGCCTCCAGTCATGGGGGCAGCCTCCTTCTGGGTGTTGGCCGGCGGCGCCGGCACGTTCACGGGTGCCGAGGCCTCGCGGGCTTCGGCAGGGGCAGGCTCGATGGCCTGCTCGTTTTGGTGGTCGGCCGCTTCAACGAGGCTGACGATCGGCTGTTGCGCGTGCTCCACGACCGCGCGGGTAGCCGCGGCGATTTCCTCATTCGGCTCGGCGTCGCTCTTGGGGAGCGCCCGCGTGTCGACGGCCTTGCGGAGGAGGTCTCCAGATTGGGCGCGGGCTGACTCCAGCAGGGCGACGACTTTGCCGCCTGCTCCTGCGGCGGTCACGAAGTCGACGGACGACGCCTCGGTCAGTGAGGTGACGATGGGGCCGCGGACGCCTTCCTTCTGAGAGGGCTCGACAGTCCCGGAGGCGCGGATGCTCATGCCGATGTCGCTCGCCATGGCCTCGATCACTGGGGCCCAATGGGGGTACACCTCGACGTCGGCGTACAGCCCATCCCGCTCGTAGACGGCTTCGCTGGCGAGGCGCCCGGCCAGGTCCTTCACGGACCGTTCAGGCCGGTCGTAGGACTCGGTGGCGCCCGGGTGGTCGAGGAAGACGGGCAGACCCTCACGGAACACGCTGGCGTCGCGCTTGAGCATCGCCGCCGAGTAGTAGCCGCTGGAGCCTTGCACGTCACCGGCGATGATCCGCGCCCGGAACTTGCGGCCCTTCGGCGCTGTACCTCCGGCCGCTTCGGTGAGTGAGACGAGCTCGCTCAGCGCATGCTGCATGGGCTGCTCCGCTTCGTACAGGATGTTGGAGGCGGCGTCGTACCAGTCGCCTTGGCTTTTGCCGTCGATGACGACACCCCAATCGCCGCCGTCTGCGGGGGCGATCACGATGCGGTTGCCGGGCCCGTCCTTCATGGAGTCGCCGACGACTTCGACGGTGACCTTGCCCACGTTGGTGGACACGGTTTTCGTTCGGGCGGGTTCGTCGCCGGGCTGGGCGAGGTCGATGTCATCGACGATGCTGGTGATGGCGTCGCTGATCTTCTCGAACGACGCCCGGTTGAACAGCACCTCTACTGGTTTGCCGTCGTCGCCGAGGTGGCGGATACCGATCTTGCGGTTGCCGTCGGCGTACACGTCGATCTCGCCCGCGGCTGTGTTGATGCGGTGCGCTTTGTCGAGCTGCCGGTCGGCGGCACCCATGCGGGATGCTTCGCGGCCTGTCACCGTCATGGCGCCGCCGTCGTCGAAGGCGATGTCGTAGCGTCCCCGGCCTCGCGCGGTGATCGTGCCGACGCCGGGCACATCGTCGGACTCGCCTGCCGGCCAGCCTTCGGAGTCGGCGAGTTCCAGGGTCGTGATGAGGTTGTTGGCCTGTACGCGGCTGAGGGTGGCGGTGTGCTGGCCGTCGCTGATGTCTCGGCTGCCGTCGGCGTGGCGCGACATGGTGAGGGTGCCGCCGCCTGTCCGCTGAATGCGTGAGGTGGCCAGCGTCTTCGGCATGCCGCGCCCCGAGCTGGACTTGCTCTTACCAGCCGAAGGAGCGGAGTCCTTCCCGCCGCCAGGCGAGGGCGCGAACTTGCCGTCGCCGTCCCGCGGGTGCTCGCCGGGATCCCACGAGTGACGGCCCTCGTCCAGTTGGTCAGCCACCGCGAGCACCCCCGGTTCAGATGTCAGTCGGGACGACGCCCGCGAATACGAGGAGCGCCCCGGCTGTGCACACCAGAGCGGCGACCCAGCCCTTGTGTACGGCGGCGTAGATGGCAGCCCCGGCGAGGCAGAGGCCAGCGATGATGACGAGTAGGTCAGTGATGGACATCGGGTCTCCCGAGATGTTCAGGGGGCACGGTGCGGTCTAGAGTCCGCGCCGTGGATGAATTCATCGCGTGGTTCCAGCGGTTCGACATTGACTTCGGTGATGCGCCTGCATGGGTGGCGTTAGCCATTTCCATCTGGGTCTGGTTCTCTTCCAGGCGCTGGCAGCGGAAGAACTCAGGCATCGCCGAGCGATCAGCGCGAGCCACCGAGGAAGCGGCGGAGGCCACGAAGATTTCCGCTGACGCTGCGGTTCGTTCTGCGAATACGGCAGAGAAGGCAACCGCTCTGGCCGAGCTTGCGAGCAAGCCACCGGCGCCCCCGGCTGCGAAGGTGTCGTGGCGCATTCAGCCAGTACAGGACGCGCTCTACCGACTCAGGAACGTAGGAGATGCCTCCGCGACCAAAGTGAACGTCGACAAGTCGCTGACATCCGGCATCGTCCAAGGGCTTCCGCAGGATGCGGCCGTCCGCGCTGGCGGTTCGGTGGAGTTCTACATCATCGACGTGAGCGAGGAGCCATTCCCTGGGGAAATCTGGCTGACCTGGGAGGGCCAGTCGGAGCCGGTAGCGGTTCCCGTGCGGCGGTGATGGTCATGTGGCGCGCTGGCTGCGCTGCTTGGCAATACGTTCCAGGTCCTTGACCGGTCGTACGCCATAACTGTCGCGCCATTCGGGGGTGGTGCGGAGTTGCGGCAGGTCGGCCCACTCGATCTCGCCCGCGTCCAGGAGTTCGAGACGACGGCGACCCATGATCGCCAGGCGTTCTGCTTCGGGGAGGGAGTCGAACACCGCGCGGGCGTCCTGCACAGGGCTGGCGGGCTCCTCGATGTCGAAACCGAGGTCCTTCCAGCTCTTGGTCTGAGGCGCCCGGCTGCAACGGCACTGCTGGTGTCCTTGCGGGCCTGGCTCGCTGAGCGGGTGCACGGTGCCGTGGAGAGCAAAGCAGGCGGGGCAGGTCCGGCCTCTGCTGGAGTTCAGCTCGGCCATCCACACCCAGCCGTCCAGGACGTCCTCGTGAGCTTCCTGGCCGATCTCAGCGGCTTGGCGGTGAGCGTCGAGCGTCTCGGTGCGAGCCAGGTTCAAGGCCCTCGCGAGGCCCCCGTTGAACTCGCCCTCGAGGTTCTTGAGCATGCGGGCTGCGGCGGTGCGCGGGTTGTCGCCCACGACCACGCCTCTGACCAGCTCGCGTTTCATGGCTGCGGTCGCCTCTTCGGCGAGCGGCCAATGCCGGGCGTTGATCTGCTCGGAGGTACGCCGGACGATCGCGTCTACTGTGTCGGGCTGCTGCCGCCTGTAGCGCGCTGCGTAGGCCAGCGTGGACCCGTATGGCAACTGGGATGCGATCAGCTCTCCCTGCCCGTCCAGCGCGATCCTGGCGGCCTGTGCGACGGCGATGAGCGTCTGCGAGCGGGTCAGGTCCGCGAGACGGGTCAGCGCGGCGGCGATCACGTCCAGGGCGGACATGGCTCGCGCGGTCCGCTCGATGACGCGGCGGGACGGCCACTTGCCTTCGCCCGCTTGGAGGATCTCTCCGATACCGACCGCGACGTCGAAGGCGACGCCGTCCCAGGCCTGCACCCACGCTGTCACCAGCGCTCTGGTGATCTCATCGAGGATGGAGCCAACCCCGGCCCGCATCCGCTCGACCAAGAGCAAGGTCTCTGAGGTGATCGCCACGGTCACCCCCATAGCCCGGCGAGTCCTGCTGAGTTACGTTCGAGAGATGAGCCGTGACGATCCGCAGCTTTCCGTGCTCGCCACCGCCCGCCTGATCACTGGGATGATCCGGGCCTTCGAACTACACGCAGACGCCAACCCCCAGGAAGCGGGCTACCTACGCGCCGACGCCGACACCCTCCGTGCCACGCGTGACGACCTGCTCGAAAGTAACGGCCTGACAATCGAGGAAGCGAAGGTGGACTACGGGGGCAGCAGGGAATGGACGGCCGCGTTCGGGCGGCTCACAGAAGGGTCTGGTGACTGGCCGTTCGATCCGTCGCGGGATCCGTGGGAGCCCTTCCGCCGTTAGGACTCCTCGCCCTCGGTTTCGGCAGAGTCGTCCTCGTCTTCAGGGTTGTCCGTCTCGTTCTCGTCAGGATCGAGGGCTCCCCCTCCGAGCATGCGGGCGGGGTCTTCGCCGCGGCGGAACGCGTCCACCGCTGCCTGGCCTGCGCCCTTCGCTGCCCCTTCAGGAGGCCGGAAGTTGCCCTCCTCATCCGTGAGCCCATCGAGGATGGAGTCGACGTCTCGGACGCCGAGCGCCTCCAAGAGCAGACGTACAACGGTGAGGGGCGGCAGGTAGCCGGTGGCGTCAGCCTTGACGATGGAATCGACGATGACCGCGGGGTCGAGGTCGTCGATGTCGGGCCAGGACACGTCGATGGTGCGGTCAGTGTCCTGCGCGAGCTCGAAGACTTCGTTGCCGTCCTCGTCACGGGTCACCTTGCCCTTGAGGGTGCCCTGGGGCGCCTTCACGGCCTGGTCGATGACATAGTCGAGGATCTGCCTGTACGCCTCTCCCCACACCGACCTGCGGAGCTCCATACTGCGCTCGGTCGGGGTGTCGAGAGTCTCGGCTGTCGCTCGAGCTCCGGTGGTGCCGGGGTCGCCGAGCAGCATCGTCACCGGCACGTCGAGAGCGGCAGCCACCATGGCAGCGAGCGGCCTACCCGACTCCGAGTCGATGGTGGCGCCCGACTTGGGGACGGCTTCCAGCATCATGTCGGGGGTCATGAGCGCGGTAGCGCCGGCGTGCTGGGCGTCGCCTGTGTAGCGGTCGGTACCGGGGCCCGCGGCTATGCGGGCCCGAGCGGATGCCTGCTTGCTGCCCTTGCTGGTCAGCTTCCACGCGAACCGGCTGAGCGCCTTGATGAGGCGGGCCCAGTCGGTGAGGAACTCCTTGTACGCCTGCGCCCAGTCGATCGCCGCGTACGAGTCGGGGATGCCCCACTTCCAGCCCAGCTGGGAGTTGACCTTGACGTGGTAGACGGGCGCGTCCCACATCACCTCTGCCAGAGCATCGTCGCCGTACACAGGGAAGGTCAGCCTGCCAGGCTTCAGTACCGGGTTGTAGCCGAGCGCCGGGTAGTAGGCGACCTTGCGGATCTGCTTGATGCCTGACTCGGTGCGTTCGTCCTGCCACCATTCGCGGCGGTAGAACCACGGCTCGCTACGGTCTTCGGGGTTGCAGATGACGTCGGTGATCTCGTCCCACGGCAGAGTCCGCACCTGCACCCGACCTGTTGCCGGCCTGGTGAACAGTGCGACGAAGACGTTGCCGTCGGTGTAGAGGGCCCGCTCAAGCTCCTCGTGCGCCTGGTCGCCGGTGAACGTCCTGCGGTTGCCTGCGTCGTCGAGGAAGCGCTGAACGACGCTGTTGACGTCCTGGCCCTGCTCGCCCGTGGATCGGGCGCTGATCTGGACGCCCTGCCCCCACACGTAGCCAGTCCGCAAGGACAGGCCGCGGCGAAGGAGCGGCGACTTGATCGCCATGATGCGGCAGACCGAGGTGATCTGCTGCAGACCCGCCCGCGAGAACTCCTCGTCGGCGTAGGCGGTGAGCCGCTGCCAGCCGGGCTCGTACATGCGAGCCTCAAGATCGGCCATCGACTCCTGGATGTGAGCGACCGTCAGCCGCTCAGCCCGCACTACCTCAGCCAGCTCCGTGCGGCCTGTCAGCCGGTAGACGGTCTCTTGCAGGCGGGAGGCGATACCCACGATGGCCTCCCTTGCTCAGTACGGCGAGATGGCGTATGCGTCGAGTTCGTCGTCCAGGTCATCGGAGTCGATGATCAGAGTTCCGTTGAGGATGGGCGCGAGCAGCATCCGGTTGATCGCCTGCGTGCAGGCGTCCACCTGGTCGTCGTGAAAGCCGTTCGGGAAACCGGAGTGCTCCAGGATGAACGAGCCGATCCACGGCGCGATCTCCGGGGCGGGCACGTGGACTTGGCCGGCTTCGATGAACGGGGTGACGGCGCTCGCCCTGGATTCCTTCGACCCGTCAGGCTCGACAGGGATCAGGCCGGGCACCTGGCGGGACAGCGAGTTGATGACTGCGGTCCCGTTGGCTTTGTCTTCGACGTACTTCGCTACCGCTTGGGGCCACTTGGCTGCCAGCTGCCTGAGCGCTGCGCACGTGTCGGTGAACGAGAGGCGGTCGTGGACTTGGTCGAGGAGGAACAGCTCCATGCCGTAGCGGGCCCACACCTGGCCTACGACGTAGTCGGAGCCGCTGGTGGCCTTGAACGCCATGTCCCACGACATGGCGACCTCGTCGGCGCCGGGAGCCCAACAGGACCCGTCGGGGCGCTCGACCCACCGGGGCGACGTGTATTCGCGCCACCAGTCGCGGAGGAAGATGTCGCCCTCCGCGGGTGCGGGGCGGCCCTGGTAGAGGCTGGCCCACGTTCGGCTACCGGAGCGGACCTTGATGGCTTCCCACTGCTTGGCGGTGCGGCCTCGGGCGGACTCCATGAACTCGCCAGGCTCGCGGCCAAGCGGGTCGATCTCGCCCTTGTTCGGGTCGTGGTCGGCTTGGGCGGGGATGTTGACTACCCGCCACAGATGGCCGTCCTCGGCAGCGAGCAGACGGCCAGCGAGGTCGTCCTCATGCCAGCGGGTCAGGATCAGCACCACCGGAGCGCCAGGGGCGAGGCGGGTCGCGGCGACGTCCGTCCACCAGTCCCAAGCCCGCTCACGGTAGGTCGGCGAGTCAGCCTGGGCGCGGTCTTTGATCGGGTCGTCAATGACCATGAGGTCGACTGGACGGCCCGTCAGAGCGCCGCCGATGCCGGCCGCGTAGACGCCGCCCTCATGTACGGACAGCTGCCACTCATGCTGAGCCGACAGGTCATCTCGGACCGACAGGCCAAGCTCGCTGCCGTGGACGATGATGTCGTCTCGGATAGCGCGGCCCCAGCGTCGGGCCACGCCGTGCTCGTAGGAGGCGATCGCGACGCGGGTGTCGGGGCGCTGAGTGAGAGCCCACAGCGGGAACCGGCGAGACGTCCGCTGGCTCTTACCCTCCTGTGGGCTCATCGAGATGATCAGGCGCCCGTCAGGCGTGTCGAGGAGGCGGACGAGTTCGGCGTCGATCAGGTCTAGCGCCGGGGTCTGCCGGGTCTTTGGGTCGAGGTGGCGGGCGAGGTCTCCAGGTGTGGCCCAGCGGCGCCTCGGCGGCTCGAACATGCGGGCTGCGGCTTCCCAAGCGGTCAACGTCACGGCCGCTCCTCACGCACAGTGACTTGCAGTCCTATCGCTCTGACCTGCGCGCTCTTCGATCTGGGTCAGACTCGCTCACGGGCGGGTAAGCCATCGCGGCGCCCTTGAACCGGAGCGTTTTCACGCAGTGTTACGAAACTGCGCGGAGGTGACGAGGAACCACGGTCGGCACGAGTTCGCGCTGCTCGGCGGTCAACGCCAGGTCGTCGAGGATCCGCTGAATCACACCCACCAGGAGAGCGCCCTGCTGCTCCGCAAGACGCACTTGGCGTTCCGCGATGCCCGCGGCCAGAGCCGCCTTGCACACGTCCGTAAGGTGCTTACGCTCCCGGTGGTACAGCTCCAGCCACACGTTCGGCTTCGCCGCGGACGTCGTGTCCGTGCCTGTGAACTCGCCAGAGCCCTTGTCGACCTCTTCGACGACGCCCCACACCAGCTGCTCGCGATCCAAGTCGGCGACCACCTCCGCCAGCCACGCCACGTGGCCGGCGCTGCGGTGCACCTCCTCCAGCAACGCGACGGACGGGTCCACCTCTCGGGGCAGGCCGTACGTGGATACCGCTTGGCGGGCGCGTTCCGTCCTCGCCGCGGCGGCGTGGCTCTTCGTGGCACCACCGTGCAGGCGGCACTTCCCTGTGCCCACGTGGTCGGTGCCCCAGCCAGCAGTCTGCGTACAGTGCTCGCCGGAGCCGTCTCGTTTCCGAGCGCCGCACTTACCGTCAAGACCGGGCTGTTCGGGGTCCATCGTCATGACCTGGCCTCCGATTTGTGGGACGCCTCCAGGTGTTTGACCGCCTCGGCCCACAAGCTGGGGATCGAGGCCACGCGCGCCACGAGAGGGTCTGGGTAGTCGCTCCCGGTGCGTTCGTAGTGGGCGAGAGGGCGTCCGCCGTCGAAGTGGTCCCGGCAGTGGAGTCCCACGCCTCCGTCTTCGTCCCCCGTCAGGTGGAGGCTGGGGTGCAGGATGGCGGCGATTATCGAGTCGGTGGAGACCTTCACGAGTTGGCCTCCCATCAGGTTTTGGTTCGTGGCACCTGGCTGTAGTCCCAGCCGTCGATGGGCCGTACTCGTGCGGCGGGTAGCCATTCCTCGTGCCGGGTGATCGGGCGCCGGTCGTTCGGGACTTCCACCCAGGAGATCAGCGCGTCCCACGATCCGTCTGGGTTGAGGCGCCAGGCGAGGAGCCCTCCACGTGGGGACGGATGGTCGATCAGGTCTACGAGGGGTGGGTCTTGCACGGGCAGGATCCTACCCAGCGCATCGAACGGGTATTCGAGTGGCTTAGAAGGTGTGCAGGCAGCGAGGGCAAGAGTCCGCCGCCTGGACCATGCGCAGCGGCCACGGCATCACCATGATCGGAGCGACCCTGTTGTACTCGCGCTTCCAGTCGTCTTCGGTCTCGTAGACGAAGCCGCACTCGGTGCATGCTCGGAAGGGCTTGGCGTCCTTGATGACGGTGTCCGTCATGGTGACGGACACGGGCGGCTGTGCGTACCGGTCTACGACCTCGACCGTCTCCTTCGTGACGAGGAGCGCCAGCGCGCCGCAGTCGTACATGAAGCGTGCGAGGACAGAAGCGTCTTCGGCGATCCGCTCATGCGTGCCTTCATGTCGATCAACGATGAGAGCGAACGGCTCTGTGACGTCGTCGCCCTTGACGACCGTGGGGAGAGGGAGGATCTGGATGCGCATCTCAGGCCTCCTTGGAGGGAGGGAGCGAGGACAGCTGCACCCTCTTGGTGTAGGTCTCGAACTCCTCGACCGCCCGATCCACGACTTTGCTGCCGTCCTCGTTGCGCTTGAACAGCGTCAAGACCGCGTAGGGCCGGAGGCCCTGGTACACCTCGCAGCGGCGGCCATCTTCCGGGTCGAGCCCCTCGGAGCGCATCCAGGCGAGGAACGACTCGTACGGGTAGTACTCGCCCTTGCTGTTGTTGGCGTGGACATCGACGACGACGTACGGCCTGCGCCAGAACGGGATACGCATGTTCGCTCCAAGGGGGTTGCAGGGGGTTGTAGTGCGGCCCGGCCTCAACCCCCCAGCCAGGCAGGGCCGCACGATCAAGGGGGTGTCGGTCTGGCCGTCCTCCTATGGGCCCTCACCCGAGGACGACCAGACCGGCACCTGGGGCTCTACACAGCGTCGGGGAGCGGCTGTGGAGCGTGGGGGGCCCCCCCGTGTAAGCGGGGC